AGAATTAAAAGTATCATTACTCAAATCAAATTAGAAGAAGCTCGTCAGCAAGATAGAGTAAATAAGATTGCTGAATCAAGGCCTGAAGTGTCAGTAGCCACTTAAATAAAACGCTACATTCTGGAATTCAATCCAAGCTACATAATCTCTTGCGCTCTATACAAAAGTGAGCTATATCTAAATTACTAAGATAATTAAATCATAAATTGGTTATTCTTCGCTTAGTAAGGATAACTGGCGCGAGGAGGCGCTGATTATATGACAACACACTTTTCAACGGGCGTAACAAACGTTAAAGGTAAACAATTAGGGACATCTTTATTTAGTGGAATTAAACAACCACTTATTACTGGTGGAACATCCCCTCAAGAATTTGCTTATCAAAACGATTTCGTTACTTACAATGCAAGTGACTGGCAAACAGTAACATCAACTGGTGGATCTGATTATCAATTAGCAGATTATGCTCATGGATGGTTAAGACAAGGTGATGGTGCTCCGGCAGCTGGAGAAATCCAAGGAGTAGCTGACTATGAATGTTGGCAGTACAGTTCTACTAAACTATGGTACTTCGAAACTAAAATCGCAGTTACCGATGTTAGTGAAGCAAACCTTTGGATTGGATTTGCACAAAATGGTTATGCAGATTCAGACACTTTACCTACTGACGGTATTGGATTCTCTCACCTACAAGATACAACTACTATTCAATTTGTATCTAGAAAAAATGGTGCGGGTGTATCTTTTGATATGAAGGATAGTGCAGCTGGAGATACTTATACTTTTGAAGACTCTAGTATAGCAACACAAAGTGCAACGGTACTGGCACAACCTTCTAACCCTGTTAGATTGGGATTCTTATTCCAACCAGCAGGTACTGAAAAAAACCAAACAGCAGTTCAATATAAACTGTTCCTAGATGGTAAATGTATCGGGACACAAGCAGCAACAACTGTTCCTGATGATGTAGAGATAGGTCTTAATATGATGATCGCTCACAAAGGAACTACTGGTAACGATCTGAATATTGACTACGTTCAATCAGTACAACAAAGATAATAAAATTATTCTAAGCTCCTTCGGGAGCTTAGATGATTAGGAGATAATATGGCAATAACATCAAACGTTAAACAAACAATTGCATTAACAGGTGATGGTTTAGCTCAGAAATATGTGGGCGCCAGCGCCACTACTATCACTAAAGCTAGAATCATGAATGTCTATGGTCAAGCAAGTGCAGCTGACGCTGAAATAAAAATTTATAATGAAGCTGATGGTTCAAAAACAGCTAAAGCATTAGTATTTCACGTTAAGTTTTCAAATGCGGATAACCATGGACAAAGCTTTACAATTCCTGGAGAAGGAATTTACTGTAATGCAGGGATGTACGTTGATTTAACAAACTGCGATTTTTGTACGATTATTGGTACGTTTACATAAGAGGTAGCTAATGGCGAATACTACTTCGGGTACGACTACTTTTGATAAGACGTACGCCATCGATGATATCATCGTGGATGCTTACGAACGACTTGGGCTAGTAGGTAGCTCCGGTAATCAGATTCGTTCGGCTCGTAGATCATTAAATATTTTATTTCAAGAATGGGGAAACAGAGGACTTCACTATTGGGAAGTTGGCTCAACTAATGTGACGTTAACTGAAGGTGCCTCTACATATACTTTTTATCGTTCTACAGGAGACGGCACAAGTTCTGCTTGTGTTACTGATGCTAATGTAGCCGACACATCAATTTATGGATTTGCTGATATTGAGCAATGCTCTTTTCGTCAATACAATAATAGTAGTGGTGGAACTCAGGCTGATACTACGATGACTAAAATTGATAGATCAACGTATGCTGGCTATGGGGACAAAAAAACAAAAAGCACCCCTTCTAATTTTTGGGTTCAAAGATTCATTGATAAAGTTACATTAACTATTTACCCAACTGCAAGTTCATCAGCAGCGGGATCAACTAACAAATTAAAAATTTTTTATACTAAACGAATTGAAGATGCAGGCGTCTTTACGAATGCAACTAATATACCTTATCGTTTTGTTCCTTGTATGACTGCAGGACTAGCTTTTTACTTAAGTCAAAAGTTTGCTCCACAACGTTCACAAGAAATGAAACTCTTTTACGAAGATGAATTAGCCCGAGCTTTAGCGGAGGATGGATCACCGTCTAGTACTTACATAACACCTAAGACGTATTATCCAGCAATGACATAATGGCTAGTATATTTGGAATAGCAAAAAAAGGATTAGGACTACTTGGTAAGCGTGGAAGAAATACTTCGCCAGCCAGACAAGAAAAAATTAATAAGACACGTGCAAAAGCAATTGGTGTTGGTGTAGCAGGAGCTGGAATTGTAGGAGCAGGTGTTAAAAAAGTTAAAAATATAATAGAAAAAGATTACGGTAAAAAATAATGGCAAATTATTCACAAGGTAAATATGCAAAAATGATTTCAGACCGATCTGGTCTTGCATTTCCTTATAGAGAAATGGTTCAAGAATGGACTGGCATGTGGGTACATAATTCAGAATTCGAACCGAAACAACCACAACTAATGCCACGACCCGTGGTCGGTGATCCACAAGGATTGGCTCATGCAAAACCTTCTCGTAAAGCTTTTGCTACAGCGGTTGCTTTAGATAATAATCCTTTTACTACAACTGGAAGTGGTACTTCAGTTACAGTAAAATGTAAAAATCAACCTTTCTCTAGTGATGATTATATTCGTTTTACGAATGTAGCTAATGCTGTTGGAGGAGTAGCTAAAGCTACTTTAGAATTAACAACGACTTTAGATGGAGACATTACAGATAGTGCTACGAGTTTAGTGCTAGCTGATAGTTCTGAGTTTGTAGTTCCAGGTTATATTTGTATAGCAAAATTTACTAACGATGCTTCTTATGATGAAGGAAATGATGTAAGTGAAACTATTTACTATACAGCCAATAACACGGGTACTAATACATTATCAGGATTAACACGAGGAACAGCTGCTCCAGTAAATGGAATAACCCCTTTGGATACAACTGCGGGATCTCATAGTAGTGGAGCAAAAGTATATGGCTCTTACAAAATTACAAAACAAACAACAACAGAGACTATTGCTTCTCCGCCAGGATCGGTTACAGTAAGTAATAGTTTTACGTTTAGTTTAAAAAACAATGCGTCCAGTACGGAAACAGGCGGAGGATTTTTCGCTTTCGGTGGACCAGTAAATGAGAGACCATAATGGCAGGAATTGGCATAGCAAAAAAAGGATTAGGTTTATTAGGCAAAAAGAAAAGAGGAAATTTTGCCATGAAAAATTTTAAAAAAAGACTTCAAAAAACTCCTAATAAAATATTCAGAGAAGATAAAACTTATAAATTATCTACAGGTCCTCATGGAAGAATTATAAGTGGTAAAGAACAGAAAAAAAAGATTTTAAAACAACAACACGCTATTAAAAGAGACTGGGAAGCTTCAGGACATGAGTACGGACCTCACAAAGGAGGATGGAATTAATATATGTCAGGAATTAGTTATACAACATTAGTAACCATGATTAGAAACTACACCGAAGTAGGAGACACAGTTCTTACTACAGCTGTTCTAGAGAATCTTATTTTAAATGCACAACAAAGAATCATGATGGAGATTCCGATTGATTCAGATAGAAAAGCACAAACTGGAAGTTTAGTAGCTGGGCAAACAACTATTAACTGTCCTGCTGGAGCTCTTTTTATTAGAGGAGTTCAAGTATATACTTCTACGTCTGCGGTAACCGGAGCTAATGAATGGCTCTTAAAAAGAGATCAAACTTTTTTACAAGAATATGTTCCATCTACCGAATCAGCTAAAAGAGGAAAACCTAAATATTATGCTATGTTTGGAGGAGCAACTGGTTTATCGGATACTACTTCTGGAAGAATAATGGTGGCTCCAGTTCCAGATGCAGCCTATATGTTTCAAATTCATTATAATTTGATGCCAGCGACTTTAGAGTCAGGCAATGAGACTAATTATATCAGTTTAAATTTCCCTCAAGGTCTATTATACTGTTGTTTAGCAGAGACTTATGGGTACTTAAAAGGCCCAATGGATATGTTGACACTTTACGAAAACAAGTATAAACAGGAAGTAGAGAAATTTGCAGGAATGCAAATAGGTAGAAGACGAAGAGATGATTATACGGATGGAACAGTTCGTATACCGATCGAGTCTCCACCTCAATAATTAGGAGTAAACTATGGCAATAACATCGGCAGTTTGTACATCATTTAAAGTAGAACTTTTGGAAGGTAAACATAACTTTACTAATTCTACAGGTGATACATTCAAGATTGCATTGTATACAAGTTCAGCAACTCTAGGAGCCTCTACTACAGATTATGCCTCGACTAATGAAATCACAAACACATCTGGAACAGCTTATACAGCTGGTGGAAAAGCGTTAACAAATGTTACGCCTACTTCAAGCTCAACAACAGCTTACACGGATTTTTCTGATGTCTCATGGACGTCGGCATCGTTCACTGCTAATGGAGCTTTAATCTACAACACAACAACGGGTACAGGATCAAGCACAACTGATTCAGTTTGTGCCATTGCTTTTGGTGGAGATAAAACAGCAACGAGCGGAACTTTCACAATTCAATTTCCCACAGCTGACGCATCAGACGCGATCCTAAGAATAGCATAGGAGCTTCGTCATGGCTGATATAACTGTATCAGTAACTGGCGTACAGGCGATTGTTAATCCAACTCGCTGGAACGCTCAAAATACACCTTATGGAGAAGGTGCATGGAATACAGGAGGATTTACCACTAATGATGTAATTCCAGGATGGGGTCATTTATCTTGGGGTAGAGCTAATTGGGGCGATTTAGATATTTACGAAGAAGGTTGGGGAAGAAGTACCTGGGGCAATGAACCTTGGGGAGGCACGCATAATACAAATGTTGGTGTCACAGGATTATCAGTTACAGCAAGTTTAGGAACGGTAACACCAGTTACAGCCGTAACTGTAGAACCAACGGGTTTAGAAGTCACATCAAGTTTAGGAACAGTCACA